GAACGGCCACGCGGCCATGGCCTTGAGGCGGCGGATCTCGCCGTCCCGCCAGTAGATGGCGTGGTTGTGGCGCAGGCTGTCACGATGCAGCCGGTCCTCGTATCGGGCACAGATGGCCCGGATGTCGCGGCTTTTCTCGTGGACCACGAAGGACAGCACGAGGATGACGAGCAGTGCCGAGACGAGCAGGCCGAACAGGATCTGCTCAGTCATGATCACCACCCTCGGAGTCAGCGCCCGCCACGATGATCGGAGGATGAGCCCGCAGGGCGTTGAGCAGGCTCTCCTGACGGATGCGTGCCTCGATCCGTTCTTCCTGCAACGCCGCAGCTGCCTCCAGGGCCTTGAGGAAGCCCAGGCGGTACGCGGCCTTGATCTGGGCGTAGTTGAACGACCTGTTCCCGAACATGCGGCGGGCCTCGAAGTCGTTGACAGTGGTTCCGGTGAGGAAGTGCCGGATCGTGTCGGGCACGGCCCAGCCTGAGGTGTGGCCGTGGGCCCTGATGACGATGGCCTCGAAGGCACGGCGGTCAGCGACGGGAACGTCCCGGATCTCCTCCAGGGCGTTGCACATGAACTCCGAACGCGGGAGTTTCTCGATCATCCGGCGCAACAGGCCGGAGCTAAGGCGGATCATGATGTCCTCCAGTAGGTTGATGGAGTGCAAACGCACTCCGAGGCCCAATGCGATCCGACGTTCAGGTTACGTCCTGAGGGTCTTCCCGGTTATGGGCTACGGGCTACGTTCAAAGCTGCTTGTCTCAATCACCTGCCCGGATCATCCGGTCGTCGGCTAGAGTTCGGGCCACTGCCCTAAGGTCCCGCCTATACGCAAGTCTGTCTGCAAGGCGTTCTACCAATGCCCTAGGGCACAGGTCAGGTACCGGCTATCTTCGCCAGCGCATCGATCGTCCCTCCTCGTTGGGCGGTTGTGGTCAGTCGTACTTCACCAGATCGATGACACGGAAGCCGGTCTGCTCGACCCGCTTCACGTCATACCCTTCTTCCGAGCGGGTCAGGTGTTCCTTGCCGTAGATGGCCTTGGCGATGCCGGAGTAGAGGGCGTAGCTGCCCGGCAGGGTCTCGTTGGTGGTGCGGCCGATGATGGCACGCAGACGCAGGGCTTGGTCGCGGGTCAGGGTGATCTGGACCTGCTCCGGCACTTCCGGCGTGATGACCTTGACTTCGGTGACGGCAGGGACCGCCGGGATGAGTTTGACGATGCTCATTGTGTCCTCACAAAGTGCGGATTGCACTGGACATGGCACCCTCAGATGCCATGCTCCGCTGCATTACGCAAGCCGCAACCATGCCGGAGGGCAGGGCGGGCCGTGGTAGCCATCAGCGCCCCAGTATCCCCTGGGCGGCTTCGGCGTCGGATCTCGCGGTTCCTTCCAGGGGAAGGCCAACCGCTCCAGGGCCAGCCGGTCCACCTTAGGCGGGTTGGGTCGCCGGGTCGCTGATCGCGGCCAGCGGGTCACCGGTCGTCTCGGGCTGGGTCGACTCGGCGGCCTTCTGGGCAGCTTCCTCGGCGGCGGCCTTGGCGGCTTCCAGGGCCTTGAACAGCTCGGGATCGCTGACCTTGGTGGCCTTGCCAGCACGGGCCAGCAGCGACTTGAGGGCAGCCTGGAGGTCGAAGACCTCGACGATTTCCTTCTCGGGCTGGAACTCGTACCACGGCGTGGCCTTGGCGTCTTCCAGCTTGGCTTCCTTGGTCTTGTCGTGCTTCATCGGGCGGGACTTGTCGTCCGTCACCGACAGCTTGCCGAAGGCCAGGAACCACTCGGCCATGGCATTCCGCTTGGTGCCCTTGGGCATCGTGGTCAGCAGGCGGTTGACCGGGCCGATGTCGCCGGTTTCCGTGTGGTGGGCCAGGATCGACAGAGCCAGCGTGTGGCCTTCTTCGGCCCACTGCTTGCCCTTGGCGGTCCAGGCGTCGATTGCCGTCATCAGTTCGGAGGTGTTCATGTGATGCTTTCAACAGATAACCTGCAAAGCGCAGGGCTCAACACACAGAGTCAGGGAGTGAGGTAGCCCGGTCTTGGTGGCGGCCAGTAGTTAGCTGGTCTACGCGCCTTGCACCCTAAAGCTACGTGCAGTGTGGAGAGGTATCCTAAGCCTACCCGGTGGCTAGCATGCGGCCAGAGACAGCACGCTAGGCGGACCAGATAGTGAGGTTAACCCTCTGTGTGTTGAGCCCTGAGTTCATCAGGGTCGGTGGCCTACGCTCAGGTCATTAAGGCATGACCGTCTCAGCTTCCACCCATCCTATCGCTAGGATCTCTCACACCCATTCCGCTTTGGCTATTCTGGCGTACTAATCCAGACACCTCACGTCTATGTCATGAGCATTGCACCTTGGGTCCGGCATGTACTCTCCGGTGACCAAGTGACCATCACTTCGGCATCCACTAGCTCTGTGCATAAAGCGTGAGCATCGCATCCACCTACTAATCCAGTCACACGGGCTTCAAAGGCCCTGTCGTCATGGCATCCATTAGAACAGATGCCAACCTACTTGTCAAGTACCCTAGCTCAACCCTAAGGGAGCCTGAGTACCCAACCGCTGATCCACAGCTTCGAGCCTTCAGTGTAGCACTGTCGGCTATCGCTTGTCAAGCTGCGGAGGACTCGTCAGCATACCGGATGAGTGTCATGCACTAGGCAATCAATCGTATCCCTCTACTGTCTGGTCCAGGCGACTCATGCCTGACTTGCTTGGTAGCCAGTCTACTACATTCTAGCCTACCTGTCAACCCGTAGCCTTGTGGTCCGTTCTGCTGATCCCGGCACAGCCTGAAGAGGATCAGTTACTAGCTACCTAGCTACGTGTCAATGAGGTGGACTGTACTGCATGTCCTGCCTACCTGTCAAGCGGTAGGGTGTCGTCCCTATCCGATCGGTCAGTCATCGATGTGATGTCTGTGTCGATGGGTTGGACTGTGCCACACATCCATTGCCGTTGTCAAGTGGGTGTCCGATGGCTTGTCCGTGCCTGCTACCTGAGCGGCCGTCCGTCACGCGGTCCGTAGGGTTGTCCGTAGCCTGTCCGTCCGGGCTGTCCCATCCGTCTGGTCCCTGCCGCCCTGGTGTCCCTGGTCCCGTCCGTTCCGACCTCGTCGAATAGATGACGGAGGCAATGGATAGACGGGCTTGCGCCCTCCCGTACCGCGTAGGGTCGTGGATAGTCCTGTTCTTATGCGGTACCAATTAAACCGCCAGCAGCCCACGGCCACCCTCGGCGCAGCGAGGAGACAGATGCCCGCTCCCGCCGCCGCACGCTCAGCCCTACGCCCACCCTGCCACCAGGGCCTGAGCCACCGGCAGCAGAGGAGCTATCGCACGCCCGCACACGTAGGCCCGCACGGTCCGCGCCCGTTGACGCACGCGAGTCGCACCCGCACATGCACACGCGTTCCGCCCGCGTCAACGCACCCGGTACGGGGTACGCGAGCACGCTGGGATCGGAGGTGCCCCCTCACAATCCCGGACCAATTTTGAGACTGGGTTACGCCAAGGCTACCACGAGGGTACCCACGACGCCACCACCCAGGGTTGCCAGAGCATCCCAAGGGTCCACGGTGTGCTTGTCGGGGTGGTAGGAGTCGTACTGCTCCTTTACCCACCCTACGAGGTTCACGCACGCCAAGGCCAGCCACGGGTTGCCCGTCACAAGGGCCACGAGGGCCCCAATGACAGAGCCACCCGCAGCATGCAGGACCTTGTCGTAGTGCCGGTAAGCCTTGAGCTTAGCCAGCATTACGTGCCTCCAGCACTTCGAGTCGCGCCAGGGCTTCTTGCAGGCTCGCCACCAGCAGAGGCACCAGCTTGGAGAGGTCCACGCTCTGGTAGGCAGGGTACTGCCCGTTCATGGCATCCTTCTGGCCCGTCACCGCATAGGGCACAGCAGCCTGGAGGTCATGGGCGATGAAGCCATCCTGTCGGGAGCCGTCCGCCTTCCACGCGAAGTTGATCGGGTTCAGGGTCTGGATGACCGAGGACGCGTTCACGAGGGGCTTGATGTCTTCCTTGAGCCGGTAGTCCGAGTTGGTGTTGTAGCTCGTCTGCGTGGTGGTCACGCTGATATTGCCAGGGCTGTTGCCAGCACCGCGGTACCACTGGGCCACGGGACCATCGTTGGGCCGACCAACATACAGGCCGATGCTGGTGGACCAGACCGTCCAGGCTTGGGTAGCAGCGTTCCACGAGGAGCCCACGGTCGTTGCAGCGATCGGGTCTTCCTGGTCGGAGGCGAGGCACACGGACCCGTTGGTGTTCGTCTTGATGACGTACTTCCAGGTGATCGTGCCGTCCTTGGTGCCAGCCGGGGCCGTGCGGATCATGAATTGGCCGCCGAAGATACCCAGGCTGGTCGTTGCGACACCACCCGCCACGTAGCGGTCAGCCAGCGGAGCACCACCGTAGTAGATATTCTGGCCGAGGAACATTTCGGACGGGCCACCCGAGGACAGGGAGCCACCCTGGAGGTCCACGGTATTCTGGGTCGATGCCCAGGGAGCCTTGGTCACACCAGCGTAGATGAAGCCAGGAGCAGTCAGCGGGCCGGTCATGGTGTCACCCGACTTGGCGACCTTGGTGCCATCGGCCACGGTGATGTTGGTCGAGCCATCGAAGCCCACACCGTTGATGGTCCGGGCCGTGGTCAGCTTGTCCGCCGTGGTGGCAGAGGCAGCCTTGGCCGTCTTGTCCAGCTTGGCGTCCAGGGAAGTCTGGAGGGTCGTGGCATCCGGGAGGTTGGTCAGCTTGGTCTTGTCGCCAGCGTTCATCAGACCAGCGGACGAGACAGTCGCAGCGACCAGGGTGACACCCGTGCCATTCGAGTTGGTGATCGGCTGGGTGGTGGCCGTCGGAGCATCGAGGGCCAGGTTGGTGACACCGCCGCCACTGCTGCCACCGGCAACCAGCAGCTTGCCCTCGGCATCCACGCGGAGGCTGACGGGCTTCTTGTTGGGATCGAGCACGGTCATGTCGTGCGAACCTTTCCTTCGTTGTCGACCACGAGACTGCGCTGCGTGATCGGGTAGGTAACGGCGGGCTTGGGGTTCTGGGTCGTGACCAGCTTCCCCGTGGCATCCACCAGGATAGAACGGACCTTTCCGTCAGGGCCGATCGCGGTAGTCGGGAACGTCATAGTGAAACCGCAGAGCGGCCTTGTCGTCGTTGCACTGCCGGAGAGCGGCACGCAGGGCCAGAATGCCCTCTGCCAGCTCGCCATTCGTGCGGGTTGATACCAGAGGTGCCGGGCAGTCCTGCATCAGCTCAGCGGGCGTTTCCGGGGCTGCCGTGGTAGCGCAGCCGCCGAGCAGGAGCAGGACGCCGAACACCAGGAAGGCGAGCTTGAAGTCCCAGTCAGTCTTGAGCCAGCGCACGTTGCACCTCCTCGGGGACGGGTTGATCACGCCATTCCGGCTGGGCCGTCAGGGCATTCTGGAGAGACAGGGCCGCCGAGGCCGCTGCGCGGGCGCTGGCTGCACGATCTCGCTCCCGACGGGCGGAAGTGGCGGCACGCTTTTTCAGAGCGTCCTGGGCCGTTTTGGCGGCTTGCTCAGCCACGGCCACTCGGGCGTGTAGCGAACGGATGTACCAGCCGGTCCCGGCCAGCAGCGCCACGGCGAGGATCAGACCTCCAAGCCGTTGTAGTCGAAGCATGGCTTCCTCCAGTTCTCGAAGCTCTCGCCGTGATCCATGGGCAGGCCGTGCTGGTCTTGCCAGAGGTGGATCATTTCGTGAGCCAGCGCCGCTCGGGCGAGGTTGACCGACAGGCGGTCGGAGATCAGGACACCATGGCCCCAGCACCAGCCCTCGTAGTCGGGGCCGGTGTAGCCCACGACACAAGGACGATACCCCACGGTGCCGCCGAAGATTTCACGGTTGAACTCGTGGAACCATTTGCGCAGCATGTGGTTGGTCAGCATCCAGACTCCCAGCCCTTGCGGTTGGCTTCGCGGCGAATGGCGAGGCCACGGAGTTCCACGCCCTTGGCATAGCGCCACTTGGGGAACTCGGCACCGGCGCCGTAGCAGTCGCCTGCGTTGATCTTCTTGAGCAGGGTAGAGCCAGCGAAGGCACCCTGCCCAACGTTGAACGTGAAGTCCACCAGCTCATCGTACTGGGTCTGCGTGAGCGGGACCTTGACGAGACGGCGGACGGCGGATTGGGCAATGGCCGTGTCCTCGTTCAGCAGCCGCTCGCAGGTGGACTGCGTGGCGGTGTCGCCCTTCTTGACTCCCTGCACGTGTCCAGCGCAGATGGTCCAGATCCCGACAGGGTCAGGGTAGGCGGTCTTGATGAAGCCGCCCTCACGGGTAGCCGTGGCGAGGAGCCCGGCAGCCGAGAGAGCGAGGACAGCAGCGGCCCGCTTGAGGACGGGCCCAGCCATTACGCGATGGCAGCGGCGGTGAAGGACGCCAGCTCGTTGCCTTCGGAGTCGCGGACACGGTCAGCCGCAGCGGGCTGGGTGTAGGCGATGGTGTGGGTACCGGCCGTCAGGGCGCCGGAGGCGGTGACCTTCAGGACGTTGCCGACGATGGCGATGGACTTGACCGTGCGGGCCGGGGCACCGCCGAAGGCGAAGGCCGACTTCACGCCACCCTTGGCCTCGCCCGACAGGGCGATCTCGACCGTGGTGTTGTCGGAGGTCGACAGCTTGCGGGTCACGACCGACAGGGTGACGGCGCGGACCAGCGGGGTCAGGGCAGCGGCGCAGGCGGTGAAGAACGCTTGCAGCTGCTTGGCGCGGGGCGACTTCTTGTCCGGGGTGGACTGGGCGCCGATCTGGACCTGCGAGATCATCATCGCGGCGAGGTTGCGCAGTTGCAGGCCGGAGGTGATCGGGCCGGGGGACGGGAGAGCATCGTAACGCATGTGGTTCCTTTCAGCGACGGCGTCGCAGCATTGAGTTACCCTGGCTCACTTGGCCGGGGGTCTTGTACCGATTGTGACCCAGGGGATCCTTGGTCAGTTCCTTCCACGCCCGATCCTTGGCAGCCTTCAGCTGCTTGTCGGAGTCACGGGACATGGCTTCTTGGAAATGCCGGGCGAGCCCTTCCAGTGCATCGGCCCGGTCGTCATGGACGAGGGCGTTGCGCTGGTTGGTCAGCTTGGCGAGTTGATAGAACAGCGAGTACGACTGCTGGGCGGCAGCGACGTAGGACTGGCAGTAGTGCTCATCCTCGCGCACGATGTCCTCGTGGAACACGATGGCCCCGCGACCCATCATGGGTGCGAGCGTGGCGATGATGCGGGCTTCCTTCTGACCGGACACCATGTCATCGTCGATCTGGCAAGTCGGCCACTCCTTGCGGAGCACCGGTGACAGGACTTCGCGGAACGCGCCGAAGCCCATGTTCTTCTCGATCTTGACGATGTCGACCTTGTACTCCTTGGCCTTGAGGGCCAGGAAGTTCAGCTTGTCGGGCGTGTAGCCACCAGCGATGCCGCCCACGGACAGCACGAACAACGTGCCGTTGAGCATGCCACCGATGGCCCACGCCGTCTCGTCACCATTCGCGCCACCAGCGGCGGGGTCGATGTACATGACGACGTGCTCGGGCTTGGCCGTCTCCGTCGATACCTCGTGGGGCATCGTCAGCTTGAAGGCGAAGCCCGCGGACTGGGCGTGTCGCAGCTTGTCCTCGGTCATGCCACGGACGACTTGCAGCGGCCAGCGATCCCCGGAGGGGCGCATCACGATGAGCAGCTCTGGCTTCAGCGGATACCGGAGGGCATCGCTCAGCGAGGTGTTCAGCATGTGCTGGAGCTGGAAGTAGGCAGTGCCCTGGTCCAGTTCCTTGGCTTGCAGCTTGTGCTCGTCCAGAATCACCGGGTCCATTGGCTGACCCTGGTCGCCCAGCAGCCCGCCACCAGTGCCCAGTTCGGGACGAGCGTCGAGACGTGCAGCGATGGTCGGGGCCAGATGGCTACCGTAGAACTTGCGCTGTTCAGGAGTCGGGTAACGGCCCGGCCAGATGCGGATGTGGACACCGCGACCTGGGAGGCTGTTGTAGATAGAGTCAAGAGTCTGGGGCGTTCCCAGCCAGATGATCCGACCCGTCGAGTTGATGGAGGTGAAGTCCTTGGTGATGTGCAGCAGCTTGGCCCGTTGCATGGGTGTGGCTGCGTTCTTCCCGGACTCCACGTCGTCGGCGATCAGCAGGTCGGCTCGCTTACCCTGGAGGTTGGAGTCGATACCGACGCAGGCCACGGAGGGCGACTTGTCGAGGCCCTTGAGGCTGTGGTGGATGTCGAAGGCTTCGACCGACGAGCGGTCGCCTGCCATCTTGTCCGGCACCATGCACTCCAGGATGTCCATCGTCGTGATCAGACGGACGACCAGGGTCGCGATCTCGGTGGCCTGCGTGCCGCCAGCGGAAATGATCAGGATGCGGTGGGCAGGGGAATGGATCAGGCACCACACTGCGTACAGTGCGGCAACCGTGGTCTTGGCCTGCCCACGCTGCGCCTCAACCATGAGGTACTGCGGGCCGTGCTCAAGCCATGCTCCGATCTCCTTCTGGATCTGCGTGGCCGAGAAGCCCAGCTCGATCATCCCATCTTCGAGGAAGGGGATGAAGGAGGGGTACTCAGCTTGCAGCAGTTCCAGACGCTCCCACCGGAGCTTTGCCAGCTCAGGGGATTCGCGCTGACTCATTGCATGAGACCGTCAGCGTTGACGCCCATCATGTGGTCCAGCTTGTCCTGGGCCTGTTGGACAGCGTCCTCGATGCCAGAGACGGTCTGCTTGCGGCGCAGGCGCTTGGCGGCCATGGCAGCTTGAAGGTCGGTCAGGGCTTCGTTCTTCGAGGCGCTGGCCGTGATGTTGTTGTTCTTCAGGAAGGTGATGCCCGCCATGAAGAAGGCGGCACTGGCCGTCCGCTTCAGCGGGGTCACACCGTCCTCAGCGAGGCCGATGGTTTCGCCGTCGCGAATGACCGTGGTCAGGCCACGGGCGATCTCGCCATGCAGCCCACCCAGGTCTTCTTCGGTAGCCTTGCTCATCGCATGAGTCCTTTCAGCCACTGGCTCAGACCCGCACGCACTTCCGGGAACAGCTTGTCCAGGATAGCGAGCAGGAGGTAGATGATGGTGAGGATGCTCACCCAGTCGTTCAGCGGGATGCCCGCGAAGTGCAGGCCCAAGACCGAGGTCGGCGGGGCCATCTTTGCCAATTCGGCCTTGGTGTCGTCCATGTTAATCCTGAGGTTTCTCCAGGCGAACCTGGAAGCGGTATTGCGAGTGCCACGCGGCGCGGACAAGCAGCTGATCGCCAGATGGGCCCACGATGTGGTCGACCTCATAGCGCTCACGCTGTACGCGACAATGCAGCATGGCCGAGTGCGTGTAGAAGAACAGCACGTCGGAGTTGCCCTCGTTGACCAAGCGAGGATCATCCACCCCAACCCTGACGCTGGTAGCGCCAGGGATGGTCATGGTGGTGTGTCGCTCGATACGAGAGTCGTAGTAGTAGAGGATGCCAGCGGTGGCGGTGGTCCAGGCGAGAACCACCGCCATGTTGGCATCGAAAGCGAGGCTCACCGTTTGAGCGCCGGGTGCCGGAGTGGTCCAGCGGATCACACCCTGCTCGTCGGCAACGATGATGTTGCTGCCCTCGATGGCTGCCGTCCAGCGTTGACTGGTACGCCCGATACCAGGGTCACCGATGTTCCGGCCACCGAGGACCGCCTCCACTGCCGGATCGTACGGTTCGTCGTACGGCGGCAGGAAGACAGCCCCGATGGGCCGAGGCGTCCACAGCGGGATCATGGGCTCCGCACCCAGCTGTGCCGGATGGTGATGGTGAACTGCTGGGTGTTGGTCTTCGGGATAGGGGACGCGAACTTGAACTGTCCGCAGGGCCAGCCCTGTCCTCCACCGAACGGGCGACCGCAGAAGAAGCCCAGCCCGCCGATGCCGCCCGTGACCACCTTGTCCGGGTTGAACACCACGACCGAATCGCGGTAGAACGACCCAGGCACGTAGGCGGGGAAGGACACCGTGCTGTAGCCAGCGTAGTCCGTGCCAGTCAGGTAGCCGGTGATCGGGCCGAGAGCCGCGTTGGCCGCGTAAATCTCGCAGGTGTTGATGTCGGCAGCGTGACTGGACTGAGCCCAACGCTGCGGGCCATCGCCCGCCCGGGCAGGCCGGAATGTGTACGGGTAGGCCGTACCGCTGACCGTCACCGAACCAGACACGTCGGTCAAAGGTTGGGTACAGGTCAAGCGGTAGTACACCGTCAGCTGGTCGATACTCGTCACCGTGATGGTGGTCGGGGTACCGGCACCGTCGATGATTCGGGCCCGGCTGAACAGGTTGTTGCCCGACGAGTCGCCGCACACACCCACCTCGGCGATGTTGCCGACCACCGACCCTTGCGGGAACTGGTACGACTTGTTGATCACCACGTTGTAGAGCGGAGCACCGGTACCGCTGACCACCTCGGACGTGTCCTGCACAGCAGGGCCGGTCTTGGCCTGAAGGGCGGTGTCGGACACTTGCGGGGTGGCAGTGCCGGTACCGACGACGCAGTACCAGATGCTTCCGTTGATGGAGGACGTGCCGATCTTGTCCATCCCCTTGTCGGTGATGAGGTTCTTCATCCAGCCTGTGGACTTCTCCTCCGACGTGCCTTGGTTGAGGACGAACATATATTCGCCACGGATACCGGTTACCACCTCGGTCATGTGAGGGTACCTCCTGGGAGTGATGCTGGTTGACGGGTCATCACATCGGGTGCCACGTCTCGCCAGTTGGTGTAGTTGATGTACGCGATGGTGACGACCAACGTGCCTGCTGTCAGGACTGCTGCGTTGCGTTGGGTCTTGTCCGGTGCCACGTCTCGCCAGTTCGTGTAGAAGATATCCTTGCGGGTTTCCTCGATCACGCCAGCGGTCAGGGCGGCCGGGTTACGGGCCATCTGCTCAGTGGTCGTGTACTGGATCAGGATGTCACGGAGAACACCCTCAGCCAGTTCAGCAGGGCTACGGGCAAACTCCTCGACCGGGAAGTTGCGGGTACCGCCGTCGGTGATTTCCGCAGCACTACGGCCCAGCCTGTCTTCGATAAAGAACGGTAGCAGCGTCGTCGTGTAGGTCAGGTCGCACTCGCACTCCGGCACCATCCGACTCATCAGCTCGCCCAGCTCCACGCTCACGAAGAACGAGTGCTTGGCAGATGGGGTCATGTTGGTCGCGGTGATCGTGGCCTTGTCCGCAGGGGACGAGACGTGGACCTCGCGAATGGTGCGGCGGAAGATGATCAGCCCATCCACGACACCGCCAAGGGTTGACAGGTCGAGGTAAAGCTGGTACTCTCCGTGCATGCGGAAAGGGGACGCCACGGGCGGCGGAGCGTAGTCGATGGGAAGGCTCTGCCAAACACCATCGACCCGGGCCTGGGCTCGCACGTGGGTCTTGTCGAGATACCCGCCAGTGAACTGGAAGTTCCAGACCTTCTGGTGGAAGTCAGCCTCAGGTCCCCAGTGGTTCTGGGTGTGCATGGTGCCGGTGAGGACCGGGCCATCGCCTGGGATGATCGTGTCGTGCCCGTTGACCCCGTAGTCGGCAGCCCATTCGAGGGCAACCATCAGCCCCTGGTCCGCATTGGACTGGAGGTGGGGTTGGGAGACACGGGAGGTTGGGTCTTGCGGATCCCGCCAGAGGGAGTACCGTGGCGTGACGCGACGGATCTCAACCTCGGTGGGTACGATGCCTGGGTTGGGTACCCAGGTGCCGGTCTTCGTGGCCTCGTCCCACTGGATGAGGGAGGGGAACCACGCGGACCAATAGTTCGTGGCAGTCCGCCACCGCACCTGGAGGTGGGATGGATCGAGAATGCCTTCGGGGATGTAGGTGCCAAGAGGCCACTTCGTGGTCCCGGGAGGGAACCCCTCGAAGTGGATCTTGACGAGCTTGTTGGTGATGATCATGCCTGTGACAACGCGCACTCGCACTTGCATTCAAGGTCGGTACGGTTGATCGCCTCCTTGAGTTCGATGACAGCGTGCATGGACTGCCGCGCCGCCGCGTTGCGAGACTCATCGGCCAGCAGCGAACCGCCGTAGCCGTAGAGGACGATGGGTGCATCCTTCGGGGTGTCCCGGTAAATCTCCACCATTTCACACGGCGGGAGCGCAGGGGTGACCTTCAGGGTGTAGTCATCAGCGAACGAGTTGGGGGTGACCAGCAGCGGGTACCACTTGCCGTCGAATGCCTTGTATCGCATCCTGACGTACTTGCGGTCGATGTAGCCATCCTTGAACTGGAAGGGCCACAGCGTCGTGCCCGGGGTAGGCTGGCACCAGACGGTGTAGCTGTCGCCGTATGCAGGGACCATTGTGTTCTCCAAACGACAAAAGGCCGGACCCCTTGCGGAGCCCGGCGCTTTCGTTCTTATGCGGTACCGAATCAACCACCCAGTGCCTGGATCGCGGGGATCAGGTAGGGCACGCGAGAGAAGGGCATGCTTCGCAGCAGCTGCTTGGGGTCAGTGCCATCCTTGGTGTTCTGGATACCCTTGTAGGTATCCTCCAGCAGCCCGGCGGCGGGTGCCACCACGTTGCCCAGGAAGCTCTGACCCTGGCCTGCACGACCACCGGTAGATTCACCCACCCCGGTAACCGAGGAGGTGACGTCCAGGAAGTCGCCAGCCAGACCGCTCATGGCGATGTAGTTCAGGGTTGCACGGGCGATCTTGTCGAAGGTGAGTTGCTTCTCCAGATACGCTTCGCGGTCCTCCCGACCGATCGACTGAAGGTAGGTCCGGGCCATGTAGATGGGGGCAGCCAGGGACATTGCACCCATCATCATGCCGAGGGCCTTGTAGGTCCCGACGTTGCCGACTTGCCGTCCCCACTGCTTCTCCACCGAGGTGATGGAGAACGTGCGGAACTGGGTCATCAGTCGCATCAGACCGTCGTGGGCCCACTTGCCCTTCTCGCCGATGAAGCTGTCCTGGATGATCTGGCCAACGCCACGGTGGATCGCCTGCACGAATTCTTCCGCCGCAGCCTTGTCGGCCACCTTGGTGATGTCGAATTCCTTCAGGCGGTTGCCCTCCATGACGATGGCACCCGAGTCACGGATCTTCTTGGACAGCTCAGCGCTGATGCCCATGTCCTTCAGGGCCACGTCTTCCAGGCCGCCGTGAATGTACTCCGCAGCCTTCCGCACGATCTGCTCCGCGAAGCCGCGTTGCTGGGTCGAGTGGATGGCGCGCCACATGCTCAGCTTGCCCTGCACGTAGCCGCCGCCCCGGAGGAGACGGTCAGCCATGTTCAGCGTGTCCCGGCCATAGGTCGGGGTGGCGCTGGTGCTGTCGTAGGGGAAGACGATCTTGTAGGCGTCGGTGCCGAACTCCACACCACGGTACTGCTCCAGCGATCCGATGATCGGGTTGTTCACCTTCTCACCCCGGCTCAGGGCCAGGATCTCGGAACGCAGGCGGGGCAGGTCAGCCACAGCCGAGAACGACTTTGCGACGCCGACATGGAACATCCCGTTGATCGACTCGGCCAGCTGCGTGAAGCCCATGCCGCCCAGACGGGCCAGGGTGTTGACCTGCATCAGACGGTCGAGGTTCCGGTTGTGCGTCCCGAAGGAATCACCCAGGAACTCGGCGGCCAGCTGGTCGAAGGCGTGCAGTTCGTCCGGCGTAGCCCGGGCGCCATCGGCACCGTAGGTCATCGCGGTACGCAGGACGTTCAGGCCCGGCTTCCCCATCACCCCGTGCTGCGCCAGGGCCACCTCGCCAGAGACGCGGCGGGCTTGGTTGCGCAGGAGGTTGAAGTGGTCCGTGTCCATCACGTCCATAAGACGGAACTCGCTTCCATCCTTCAGCGTGTGGGTAGCGGTCAGATCCAGGTTCAGACGCTTCTTCGTGTGACTCGCGGCACCACGCTGGTACTTCTTCATGGCGGCCAGCACCTGCGGACGGGACATACCCATCGCTTCCAGTGCGTCTTCCACCACGTCAGCAGCACCGACTTGGTGGGCACCGATGGGTGCGGAGAAGCCGCCCATGGCGCGGTCGTGTACCTTCTGGATGTACTTGCTCGCGAGGTTGTCTGCGAAGCTGATATCGAAGCCGCTGATGTTGATGAACTGATCCACCAGGGCATCGTGCAGCACGGCCCGCTGTTCCTGCGTCATCGCCGTCAGCTTGGCCGGATCCATGCGGTGAGGCATGTAGCCGACGCTCGTCTCGGGCAGGGCACCCCAGCCGATGGTCTTGGCATCCTGCTGCGCCACACGCATCCGCTCGTACGCCTTCTCCAGCGAGTCAGCAGCCTTGACCACAGCCTCGGGAGACTGGGCACGGATGTGGCCCGCACGGCGACCCTCGATCTCCTCCGCGACCAGACGGTTGAACTGCTCCCAGGTCTTGCCACCGAAGAAGTCCCCGATGGCCGACTGACCCTGCTGGTTGCGGAAGACCGTGTACAGGTCCTGCACCTCGTTCAGCGTGTTGCCCAGGTACTGCCGCTCGTTCAGGTGCTTCGCCAGCGCAGCGGTGCTGCGGCGGCCCAGCGAGCCCGACGGATTCTCCAGAAGCTCCGCGCTGATCATCCGGGCGACCGGGTTCTTGGACCGTGCCAGCACGTTGGCGATGGACTGACCGCCTTGGAAGATGGCGGTGTCCAGCAGCTTCGACAGTCGCTTCTCGTCCACCTTCAGGTTCATCGCCTCGGCCTTTCGGAACAGGTCCGTGAGGGCCGCCAGTTCGGCTTGCTGCTGCGGGGTGTCCACAGGCAGCAGACCCAGCCCGTTCTTCTGTGCCACCGGGTCAGCCAGCAGGTCGGAGACGTGCTTGGCCTGGGCGGCAGCCTTCTGGTTCGGGTTGGCGAAGTTCAGGTCAGTGCCGGTGCTCAGCCGCACGTCCATCGGGGTCGAGATCAGATCCTCGGACAGGGACAGGCCACGGGTGAACGCGTCCAGTTCCTTGCCTTCGAGGCCGAACAGGCGACGCATCGAGTCAACGAACTTGTTCCAGACCGTCGAGCCGTCGACCTGCACCGTCTTGAGGAAGTCGGTGAAGGCGCTGCGGCCAGAGTACAGACCGGCCACGAACTCGCGAGGGTTCGACAAGTAGTACTTGATCTGGCGGTCCAGCTCGGGGTTGGCGTGGCCGCCGACCAGATCGTAGGCAGCCTGCACCGTGCTGCGGAGGTCGTCCAGTTCCTTGGAGATACCGGCCGCCACAGAGTCTGGTGCGTATTTGGTCGCATACAGCTTGTGAACTGTGACGGCGTGAGCCACCTCGTGGTTCACCACGTCAGCCCGACGCGGGTTGGACAAGTAGCCCTCCGGCAGGATGACCGCGTGACGGGAGTTGTCGTAGACAGCACGCCAGCCGCCCTTCGGCTCAGCCGTGCCAGGGAACATGGCACCCACGTCCTTCGTCTCGATGATCCGAAGGCCGGAGTTCTCAGCGTTCAGCAGGCGGTTTGCCACTGCCTTGGTGACGCTATCGTAGTGGGTGTCCACGATGTTGGTCAGCACGTCCGCAACGTTGTGCTCCGTGTGGGGCACGCCGATCTCGGAGAACTCCGGCAGCTTGCGGGCGTTGAATCCCATCTGCTCGACACCAGGGCGGCCCGTTGCGATGGGTGCCTCAGCCGAAGCGGCGGCTTCCTTCGCCAGCTCCTCCATCTTCTTCTCGCCCTCGATCGGATCAGCCGTGAGCTTGCGGCTCTCCGGTACCTCACCGACGCTCAGCGTCTCGCGGACCTTGTTGGCCTCCAGGCGCTCCACCTCAGCACGCAGGGCCTCGGGGGTTGCCTCGGGGCCCAGGTTCTTGACGGCCTGCTCGCGGACGGCGGCCTGCTTCTTGGCAGACTCCAGCATCAGGCGGTCAGCCGTGGCCTTGATCGCAGCCTTCTCGACCGAGAAGATAGAGGGCAGGTTCAGGCCAGCGCCGAGGAACCCCATGCCGACAGCCATGGCGTAGTCGTGGCCGGAGACGTAGGGATCGAACGTCTGCTGCACAGCCGTCATCGCGAGGTTGGTGCCGACGTTCTCCAGGATCGCGGAGCCGATGGCCTGACCGCGCAGGCCCTGGGCTGCCAGTTGCAGCGAGCCGACGCGGCCCAGCTGGAAGGCACGCATGGCGCCCATGCCCGTCAGGTAGCCCTCGGGCAGACCAGCGAACAGGGAGGCGGCGATACCGACGCCGGAGCCGGACAGGTTGATGTTCTTCTGCGAGGCACGGTTGTCCTCGATCTCCCACTTGATCCGCTCCAGGTTCTCCTGGCTCACGGCCTGCTTGACGAAGTTCTGCTCGTCCTCGGTGAGGCCGGACAGATCCTCGGGCTTGACCTGGAAGCTCGGGTCGACCTCGTACTGCGGACGCAGGGCAGCGCGGATGGCCGAGCCAGCGAACGTGTTCTGGATGAACGCGTCCTTCGACTTCGAGTAGAACGACGACTCGTCGATCTCCTTCTGCGTGGCTTGGTCTTGCAGTTCCTTAGCCTTGATGCGGACATCCTCGGGGATAGCACCCCGGCTCAGTTCCAGTCCCGTGCTGACCGAGACTTCCTTGCGGGTAGTCGCGGACAGGCCCTGCGGCAAAACCTGACGACCCGGCATCGGGGTGTCCCACGAGTCCAGCACCGAGGTGCGAGGGGCAGGGTTCTCGCTGTCGCGGAACTCGGCGTCCGTGGTGATGCCCATGCGGCCCAGGACTTGGTTCACGTAGTCGTGGACCTTCGGGGCCTTGGGGTTCTTCAGGTCGCCGAAGTTGGCGATGGAGCCATCAGGCAGCACCGCCTTCTCGCCACCGTAGTAGGCAGCGGCGACCTTGGCCGGGTCGTCTTGGTACTTGTCGGCCAGCTGGTCGATCAGCTTGAACCCAGCAGCTTTGGTGTGCTCGGGGTTGGCATGGCTGTACTCGGCAGGGATCAGGCCCTGCGCCTTCATGGACTCGAAGGTGGACTTCGTGACCTGCATGGGGCCACGGGCACCCGCGTAGTTCTCTTGCGAGGTGTCGGCCTTGCCGTAGCTGGATTCCTGGCCGTAGATGGCTTGCTTGAGATCGTCGCGAATACCCATGGTTTCTCCTTATCGCCGAACGGCGGTGACGCGTGCCTTGGCGGCAGCGCGGGCCTCACGTTGGCGGCCGTAGTAGGTGTAGATGTCCTTGCCCGAGAGCACGGCATCACGAGTCTCACCCGACTTGAGGGTGGCTTGGATGTGGAACTGAGGCACACCATCCCGGTCAGGGAGGCGGCCGACGTAGACGTCATTGGCGTCGTCATCGAGGAAGCCGGTACCGAGGACACCCTGGCGACCAGAGCCGCCGTACAGGGCCCAGTGGACCGCGCCATCGAATGCCGAGGACACCTTGTCGACCCCGACAGGGGCCGGGCCATTGGGGCCGGTCAGGTACTGCTGGAGGGACTGCTGACCCTTGGCATTCTGCCAGACGTAGCCACCCGACACCTCCATCCCGTTCTGACGAGCGGAGCGGATGGTGCGGTTGACCGCCAGCTTGATGTCGCCGTTGGTCGAGGCGGCCATGCGTTCAGCGTCCGGGCCGATCTCCGCCATGATGCGGTAGTTCTGGCCGGGCTTCAGCTTCTCGTTGCCACCCATCCACTCGGGGATGTACGAGTTGAACTCGCTGTCGATGGCAGCGGTGACGGTCTTGGCGTCTTCCTTGCTGAGGTTCTTGCGGGCAGCGGGGCCAGTGAACCAGCGGCGGAAGCTGCCTTCCATCGTCAGACCAGCCTGCACGTCGTTGTACATGCCTTCGAGCCGATGCTTGTGGTCCGAGTAGTAGGCGTCCGCAACGGAAGGGTTCTCCTGTCGCAGGGCCACGTAACCGTCCCACGCCGTCATCCAGGTCTGGTCGATCTGTCCCGAGC